TCTCTTGGGTGTACTACGGACCTACAAACCGAAAATGTCTTAATGATCGACATTACGTTCAAGAAGGTCATAAGAGTTAATACTCAAACTGCATTCATTGCTATCGAAAATCAAGCAAGCCCAGAAGCTACTGCGGGTGTGGCGGATGGCGGAACAGTTCAAGCGAAAGAAGTAAAAACTTCATTTGGTGGCCAATTATTTGGTGGTGCTCAAGTTGGTGGAGGATGGGAGCTTATTAACCCATTTGGTGGATCATGATATACGAAATCCCGCTTAATTACGGCAACCAAAAATTCAATATCAAGCTTGGCGCTACGCAGTACAAGCTGCAGCTTATTTATCGCGTCAGCCGCTGGTATTTAGATATTTTTGGTACCGCAGAGAATCCACTAATTGCAGGACTGCCAATGGTAGCTGGAGACAATCTGCTAGCTCAGCATCAGCACATTATTAAAGGCTCATTGTATATGCTGAATGCTAATGAGGATGAAAGCCAAAATTTTAGTGATTTGGGCGTAAACATAAAACTGTATTGGAGCGACTCATGACAATGCAATGGATGCGTAACTGCCGGCTAACGATTCAGGTTGATGAAAATGCACCTGAGGCACTAGACTTTACTGAGTTCAAAATGACTTTTGTGGTCAGCCAGCCAACAACCGAGCAACCTAAAGCTGCAGAGATATATATCTACAATTTATCGCACGAGACCATGAATAAATTGGCTGGTGTAGATGATGATAAGAAAAACACTCAGGCCATCTTAGCTTGCAGTTATGGCGATGATGAGCCTGAGGTTATTTTTAAAGGCCGTGTGTTTCAGTACCGCCGTGGGCGATACGACCAAGTTGACACCTATCTTTGCATTCTAGCCATTGCTGGGGATCAGGTTCGCAATGATGCGACCATTGCTCAACCTGTGCCTGCAGGTACACCAATTCAGGGCCTAAGCGACCTAATTGCTGAAGAGGTCAAAAAATACGGCATTGATGCTGGCGAGTTGGCTAAATTGAGTGATCAGAAATACCCGCGCGGCCGCACATTATTTGGCAGTTTTCATGGGTTTATTGAGCGGGTTGGTCGGGAGAACAATGTCACCTTTGATTATTCAGAAGGTGTTTTAAACTCCACTGATCTGGATAAATTCTCAATCCAGCCTATATTTATCTTATCTGCTGAAACAGGCATGGTTGGAATGCCGCAACTCACCAGCGAGGGGCTTGTTGTTAAGTGCTTACTAAACCCAAAACTTAAGCGCATGGATCGGATCAAAATCGATCTAACAAATTTGCAGTCTGAAAACTATGATATTGCATATAGCGGTCAGCAAGTGGATCAGCCTCACAAAACACCAAAGCTCGCAACCAATGCACAGGGCATTTTTGTGATTCAGGCGATTGAGCACAGCGGTGATACGCGCGGTGATGAGTGGTATTCAAATATGGTTTGCACTGCACTTGGGGCGGTGGTGCCAAAAACAGGCATCTCCATAAGTGCAGTCGATGAAAGTTGGACACCTCAAGCGGGAGAGGCAAATGGCACTAACAATCAATGAACGCTCACCCGATCTGTTTAGCATCATCAAGGATACGGTTGCTGCAGAGGTATTGGGATTATGGACCTCATTACCTTGTGAAGTGGTGAGCTATGATCCCGATGCTGTCACAGTAGAAGTGCAACCTTTAATTAAAATTCCCGTGCGTACGCCTAATGGCAATATTGAAATGCTGGAAATTCCAATACTGCAGGATGTTCCAGTCATGTTTCCCTGCGCTGGAGGCTTCACCATTACTCATCCAGTCAATGTGGGGGATGAATGCCTTGTTAGCTTCTCATCGCGCAATATAGATTTGTGGTGGCAATCTGGCCGGGTTCAGAATCCCTTTGATACTCGGCATCATGATTTATCAGATGGCTTTGCATTTTTTCGACCACAATCGCAAACGAAAAAGATTTCAAACATCTCAACAGATAATCTTGAAATCCGCAGTGATGACAATGCAACGAAGATCCAAATCACAAAAGATGGGGTCTTTAATTTTATTGGCCAGAAAGCTGTTTTCCATTGTGCTGTGGAAATGAAAAAGACATTGACTGTTGATGGGCTGATTGAGTCACTCACAGACGTTGTGGCTAAGACAGTTAGCTTGCTAAAACACCTCACAACCGGTGTTAAATCTGGATCAGATACATCAGGGCCACCAGAGCAATAGAATAATCAATATGAGGGGCGCGAAAGCGTCTTTTTTTATGCGCTATAGAAAACTTTCAAGTGATGGCGACTATGTTTTTGGGGCGGGCAAGAATGATTTTCTTGTGAACTCGCCAGAAGCCGTAGCACAAGCAATTTTAACCAGACTCAAGCTTTGGCTAGGTGAGTGGTTTGCTGATACCACAGATGGGACTGGGTGGAGCCAATCGATTATTGGAAAGCACTCTAAGAATCTTTATGAGCTTACACTCAGGCAGCGTGTTCTGGAAACACAGGGCGTAGTCAACATAATTGGCTTTCAAAGCTCACTTAACCCAGATACTCGACACCTTACTGTATCAATGACAGTAAACACGATCTACGGCGAAGCATACCTAAATAGGGATTTAACAGCATGACTCTAACAACTGTTGCGCCGGTTATTACAGATAGTGGGCCTGTTGCACCAACATATTTTGAAATCGCTGAATATTTCAAAAACAGATACAGGGAAATATATGGGGAGGATGCTTATCTTGAAAATGACAGTCAGGATGGGCAATGGGTTGGTGTTTTCTCTCGTGCGATTGCTGACGTTAATGCGGCGATTGTAGACACATACTCAACATTCTCGCCAAAAACAGCCAGCAAGGATGCCCTTTCGCGAAATGTTGCTATAAATGGGATTACTCGACAGGTGCCAACATTCTCAACGGTAGATCTAGAAATCACCGGTGTGGCCACTACGGAAATCACAAAAGGTTATGCACTTGATGATAATGGTAACCAGTGGGTGCTTCCAGATCTGGTGATAATCCCCGCATCAGGGGAAACCATTATTACAGCCACAGCAAAAAATCCCGGCGCAGTCCTAGCAATGAGCAACACCATTAAAATTATTGGCAAGCCCACGCGCGGATGGAAGGGGGTAATCAATCCAGTTGCATCATCATTGGGTATGCCAATTGAGTCAGATGCAAAGCTCAAGCAGCGGCAAGCACTATCTGTGGCCATTCCGTCCCAGTCCAGAACAGATAGCATTAAGGGTGCGATATTCAGCCTGCCTGGCATATCTCGCTGCAAGACCTATGAAAATGATACAGACACCATAAATAGCTTTGGAATACCGCCAAATAGCTTATGTGTGGTTGTTGCAGGAGGTGATGTATCGGCAATTGCTGACGTCATGCGCGTGAAAAAAAGCTTGGGGTGCGGCTGGTACGGAAACGTTGATGTGACCGTGGTTGACTCATTTGGTGACGAGGATACTGTTTCTTTATATCGGCCTGACATCATCAATATTGGTTTTAAGCTCAATATTGTTGGATCTTCTGAGTACACCAAAGAAATTGAAAATGATATTAAGCAAAATCTGGCTGATTATGTGAATCAGCTCGATATTGGTGATCGAATCATGATGAATAAACTGTGGATCCCCGCAGGCTTATTTGGGAATCTAGATTCAGAAACCTATCAAATTGATTCAATTCAGATCATCGCAAATAACATGCCAATCGCCGGCGATTGCAACCTTGCTTTTAACGCCGTAGCTTACTGCGATATAGACAATATTGAGATTAATACTTCTGACAAGCCAGCATCGAGATAAACCCAGATTTAGGGAGATGGTGGAAGCCTCAATTAGCCCGCTGATTGATTGCTTAGAGTGCCTTAATGGCCTTGATAGTAAATTCGACTTAGAGACTGCAGAAGGGGATCAGCTACAGATTATTGCCGACTGGCTTGGAGCGCCAAATTCAATACCAAACTCCATCCCAGTTCCATACTTTGGATTTCAAGGTCAGCCCGAGTCGCTACCGTGGCGAGAAACTAACGATCCAAGTTTTAAGTCTGGCTATTGGCGCGAATCGGGTATGAGTGGATACACAGCTTTAAAGATGACACCGCAATTATTTAAGAGGGTGATCAAAGCTAAAATACTGCTAAACCAAAGCGATTGCTCTGAACTTTCAGCTAAAGAAATTATTTATTTAATTACTGATAAGCCGTTTAAGTTTAAAGACAACAAAGACATGACTGTAACTTTCTTATTTTTAGAGAGTTATGAGCAATTTGAAAGAGAGCTAGTTAAATTAATGTTTCCTTTGCCGTCAGGTGTAAGGTTGATTTTTGAGGGTGAAGATGACTATTGATAAACTTACCGTTTTCTCTGAAACGGGCGATAAAAACACAGATGAACTAAATCTATCTCAGGGCTTTCCATTAAAACTGCAACCGGCAAGACAGTGGATGAATTGGCTTTTCAATAAAATAACATTAAAAATTAATAGTGTTATTGACGGATTGGGTGAACTAGACACTAATAAAGTTAACACCACAGATATTGTTGATAATTTGGAATCTAATGATTCTAAAAAACCACTATCAGCAAGAATGGGTAAAAAACT